GTGTATAGGTACATTTTTTACCTATAGTGGCCGTACAGGCGCTCAAGGCAAATAATAGGGCTAACACCAAGAATAATTTATTCATTGTTGCTCCTTTTAGATTCATTCTCATACGTCAACGCTTCTGCGTCGTCTTTTTCTTTTGTTTGGCAGCACTCTCCGTTGTCTTCTTTTTCTTTTGAGTGCATGCCACAACATTTTTTTAGATCTATTGGCACGTTTCACACTCCCCTGTGTCATCTACCACGACCCCTTTTTTATCACACATACAGGCCGAGCAAGAACACACTCCATACATATCAGAATGTTCCTGTAAAGAACAGTGACAATCGCAACCACAATTTTTACACTTTGTTGTCATTAGTTAAGTAATTCCAAAACTTTTTAAGTTTTGTTTGTATCCATTTAATCATCTTTGGTCTCCTCCATGTCATAGAAGAATCTATCTGAATCTTCTGTTTTCCATTTACGATCATCTTCCACGTTCCATTCGCTACTCTGCGTCTTCCAATCATAAGGGATTTCATCCTTAACAGTAAAGGACGGAATACTCCATATAATTCTATTGTTTGGCTGAGCCGCATAGTTGCCATTTTCTAAGGCAAGTATATGTGCGCATTTATGTTCTTGCGGGATCTCCGAATGATCAGTATCTACAATATTACTCTCTGGGTGAGCCCAGTCAACCGTAAAAAGATAGGCTCCAGGATACCACTTCTTATCTTTTCCTATAAATTTCCCGGATTGACCGTCAAGGATGTCAAAAGAAGTAACGCTAGGATAATAACTAAAGCAATTCCACAGCTCCAGCTCATCAAGTCGCATCCTAGGAACTTCTTTGACATTAAATCCTTTTTGTATAAATGCAGAGATGGGTAAACGGTAAAAGATTGCACCGTTTTCCATAATGGCATGGAACAAAATCGGACGACCAGTGATACTAGCCAACGCGAAAACGATACAGTCTTCAACTTCTCCATGATGTTCTTTAAGATCATAGAGATACTCTCTCCTGATCTGTGCATACGTCACAGGAATATTCGCGTTTAGATAAGCCATGAGACATAAAACTCCTGGTTTAGTTTACTAAAAAATAAATGGCAATAATCACTACCACTATAGCGATAGATATTTTTGGATTAGCTTTTGCTAATGTCCAAAGTTGTTTCACTTTTTCCATAGGTCCTCCTATTTTATTTCACCCCAACTATCGCCTGATTCATAGTCTACTTTGTTGGGAATTTCAAGGTCTACGGCATTCTCCATTATCTCTTTTATCTTATTTCCATCCTTTTTATTCTTAATTGATATATCTAATTCATCATGTACTTGTATATGGGGAACAATTCCTTCTTTATGTAAATCAATCATTGCCTTTTTTGTCATGTCGGCGGCGCTTCCTTGAATTAATTTATTTAATGCTTTGTAGGTATAGGCGCGCTGGATCCCTGGTCCGTGTTCCGCGAGCGCTGCATCCCGGCTCAAGGCTTTATGAATACCAAATTGAATGGGTTCCCATAAATGAAATCGGCATAATCTTCCCAGTAAGGTTCGTATTTGTCCACGATCCTGGGCCCTACGCATAACTCCTTTTAGTAATTGATTCACAAAGGGAACTTCTGTATTATATTTACCCAAAAGTTCTTCGGCTTTTTCTTTACTCACACCTAGTTGAGCTTGTAATTTATTTTTTCCCATTCCATAAAACAATCCTAAGTTAATGGTTTTTGCTTGACGCCTGGGAATGTCTGCCATGTCAGCTACAATTTTATGAAAATCTACTTTTTCTTCTTTATAAGCATCGGCAATTTTATCTACTCCGTACAATTTTTGTAGTAGAGCATAGTGAACCACGAGCCGTGGTTCCTGCTGATTATAATCAAAACAACCCCACATATGATCTTTCTCGGGTATAAATATTCTTCTAATCAGTGGTCCGAGGTCCTTGTTCCGTGCAGGAATCTGCTGGAGATTTGGATTCTGATAGCTGAATCGGCCTGTGATGGTTCCTCCGCTATCACCACGAAGCTGATTGATATCAGCATGAATTCTGCCCCTATGAACATGTTTAAGAATCGTATCAATAAAGGTGGTGTGAGCTTTATTAATTTCTCGCGCGTCGGCGATTTTCTTAACAATAGGATGGGTATGATTTGCTAAGAAATTTTTAGTAAAACTTGGCGCTTTAGTCTTAATCGTACGTTCATAGGGTTCTTTTAATTTATCAAAAACCGTAGCGATTGAAGCTGCGGCCCAGATTTGTACATCAATTCCTGTTTCTTTTTTAATTTCTTGTAAAATATTTTTTTCTTCATCCCCCATCATCTTCTTGAGTTTCAGGGCTTCTTCTGTATTAACGCGTACCCCTTTAAATCTCATGTCGATTAAACAGGGTGTGAGAGAAGTTTCTAAATCAAATATACTCCAAACATCTTGGATCTGGATTTCATGTTTACATGCTTGCCATAATTTTAATGTTAATTCTGCGTCTTTTTCTGCATATTCTCCAACATAAAGAGCTGGAAGTTTATACATTTCTTGTTTAGGATCTATACCCCATGATTTGGCTGCGTCTTGTAAAGCGTATTCATTTTTAGATTCATGAATGTAATCTTTACAAATTGAATTTAAATCATAGCGACCTCGATTCTCATCGATTAAAGAAGTAGCAATCATGGTATCAATAATACGGCCATTGATTTTAAATCCCATGGCACGAAGCCAACAGACATCATACATGGCATTGTGAAAAATTTTGTCAGCGTCAGTGAGTAAAACCTGTTTTACCCATTCAAGAACTGTTTTCTTATCCATGTTGCCTCCGCCTTCATGAGCTATTGGATAATACCCAGCCCATCCTTCGACAGCGACAGCAAATCCTGTTACACATCCTCGACCTACGACTGAGCCGGAGCCGTGTGATTTTAAAAAAGGATCTTTGGTTTCTAAGTCTATGGCAATTTCTTTACGATCACGTAAATCTGGAAAAATAATGGGTAGAGTCCATTCGGTTTGAGGAGTAAATAAGGGTTTTTTCATATATTATAAATTACTTTCATTACACGATATACGACTATGCATACCATTGTGATAAAAAGAAGATCGGATATTAAAGCTTCTGATTGAGGGTCTTTCATTTATGAGTAGTCTCTTTCTATAATCATATCTATAAAATGTTTAGCCTTTCTTAAATCTTGCTTTCCTCCTTTGTACTGATGTCTTAAAATGTATTTAATAACATTTCCCTCAGGATAAAGCAATTTATTCTCTATAACAAATTTACTTGGTTGTATTTTATGTTTCAGATAGTGTCTCCCACCGATTTGTTTATCGTATGCGCTCATTGACTTTCGGAAATTTGGTTAAAAAATTATTATGATACATGCCTTTATATTCTCCATAACTAAACTCTGGTTGATAGAAAAATAGATTATGTTTTGCTCTTGTGACGGCTACATAAAAAATTCTAATTTCATCATCTTTCCATATACCTCCTTTACAGTAGTTCATATAAGATAGTTTATTCCAGTCTGTATTAACAACTACGTTAGCTGCTTCTAATCCTTTGGCTCCATGGATAGTAGACAGAAGAATAGTTTTAGACTTTTTATATCTTCCATTTTCTACCACCTTCTCTAAGTATCTGATATAATTAGTATAATGTTCCTTGTTGCGTGGTGTAAGCTTTAAAATTTCTGACCATGGGGCATTAATATTGGCCTCTAAATAAAATTTAGTTTTTAAATCTTCATAATTATATTGACCTGCTTTAAGAATAATGGAATCTCCTTTAGTAAGAGAAGTTTTTTTTCTGTCTCTAATAAGTGGAGCGGGTAATACTCTATAAAAATCTCTCACATTTAATCCTGAAATTCTATCGCCGTTTTGTAATTTTAACCATGTTTCAATTCCGATTATTTGTTCTCGAGGAATGTTAGGAATAGTAGCGCGTTCTATATCTGTATAACGGCCAGTAGATTCTTCAATTTGTTCCCACGTAAAAAAGTTTTTAGCTAAAATTTGAGACCAAGAAAAAATTTCTTGAGAATATCTCATATCTATCCAATCATTTTTTCTGGATAAAAACAGCCAATGAATCGGGACTTTTGGATCTGTAATCTCCATATTTAAATAATTTTTTTCTAAAGTTTCTTTGTTTCGAAATGATTTTATTACACCAAAGATTGGCATATTATACTCGTTGACATTAACAGGTTTATAATATTTTTCTTGTCGATTTTCTTTTGGAATATAGTGAATAATATCTTGAGCTAAGTTATAAATTTTTTCATTTAATCTAGGCGATTCCTTTAGGACTGTCGGTGTAGGTGTAGTAACGGACAGCCGTAAAAAAGTTTCGACCTCCCCTCCTTTAAAGCGATAAATTGCCTGATCATCATCACCTGCAAGATAAACATGTTTAGATACAGCGATGAGTTTCTTAATAACCAACCATTCAAGTCGGTTACAATCTTGTGCTTCATCAATCATGAGAACAATATTATTTGGAAAGATAATTTTGGAATTTAATCCTTTATACTTTACATCTTCCCAATCCATCTTAAGCTGGTTTTTTTTATAATTATCATAACTTTCCACCAATTGAATTAAAAATGTTCTACTTACTCGTGAACTTTTTGAATTATCGTAATATTTTAAAATATTTTCTATTCCATCCCCCTCGTTAACTCGGCCCTTTCTCACAATGTCCATAGTTGCATAAAAATTACTTCTTTTGTGATCTAAAATAGTGCTTTCTTTTTCAACATTATAATAGGCTTTAATAAAATCTCGCGTGTAACAGATGTCTTTATCTTCACGGATTTGATTCATTAAATAAGAATCAATTGTTCTTACATTTTGGATTAGTTGTTTTTCAGTGAATTGATTTTGACTGGCGATCCTAGCTCTAATTTCTCTAGCAGCTACTCGAGTAAAAGAAAGAGTTAAGGTTTGATCAAATGGACAATTTTTATTTAAATGATTCTGTAATCTTTCAATTAAATTGAAAGTTTTACCTGTGCCTGGTGCGCCAAATATTTTTTCTTGTTCTTTCATTAATATGGTATCTCTGGTCCTTTCATATCTTTCGCTTCTAATTCTTCTAACTCTTCAAAGTAGTCTTTTTTAATAAAAAAGCAACGTTTATTTTCCTTTCTTCCTTCTCCCCCTAGTGTATTTTTTTTAAAGGTTCTGTGGATAAAAGAATGAGTTTGATTTGAATCCATTTCCCACTCTTTTTGAGTGTCTAAAAATTTTTTAAACCAGTCTATTTGAAACCAGACTGTTCCATCCTTATCAATAAAAGGAGATTGATCTCCATATGCTGTTTCCCATTTTTCTTCTTCTATTTCCTGTACTTTCACACTATCTAAGCACCATTTAGTTAAAAATTTTCTTAATTTTCCTCGATTAGTTGTTTCAGGATCAGCAGGAATAACAGTAATATTTCCATCACTTTGAAGCTTTTGTAATAAAGTTTCCCAATCTCCTTGTTTTAAAAGTTGAGGAGTTTTACCGGTTTGTTCAGTTGCAGCAATTTGCCAAAGTCTTTGTGTTGCTAATTCTCTGGATTTTAAAACTACGGTTTTTCCTTCGTAAGTTAAAAACCAGACTTTAGGATTGGACATCATTACTGAAAGCTTACTTACATTATTATGGGGAACATTCCCCTCTCCAACTCCAAATTTTTGAAGCCGACATTCATGAGCTCTGCAAAAAGGTTTTAAAGGAGCCTTTTTACATCCATAAAAATAATCATTTTTGCCAATTGAAGTTTCTATGGCTAGCACTTCTCTGGTTGATAATGGTCCATCTTGGAGATCTTTAAAACAATGGGTATTGTATTCTCCCAGCTTTTTTCTCCAGCTATCTGGAAATCTTTTCTTAAGATAAATTCCAATTTCAATTAAAGTATTATTTCGATGTCCTTCTACAAATCCAAAGGTTGCCATAATTTTTAAACACATTGGTCCTTCTTTGAACCAATCATCTTCCAAAGGAATGGTAAAATTATTTAATTCTTCTTCGGTTAAAGAATATTTGTCATGCAGATGAAAAAATTGTTCCAGAGTTGCTTCTGTTTGATCATCATTGATAGCACATCGCCATCTGTTTTTATCTGGATTGTTATGAAAATAATAAGGAAGATTTAACCAATTGCCAATCTCTCCTCGCTCTTCAATTTTTGGTTCGGTTTGTATGGGGTAAATTCTATCTAGATTAGATTGTCCTAATGTTTGTGCAACCTCTCC